TTACTTAGAAAGAAATTCCTTCGTTCTATTGAGAATGTAGAAGCAGAAGGTGGAGATGATATTGATGCTGGATTTATTCAGATTGATTTAGAGAAAAATGATTATGACATTGGTATCTGGAGAAGAAAACTCCGTCAGTCAGAATTGGAGTTAAAGTACTTCTTGGATATTGTTAAAAAATATGTTGATGATGATCATCCTTTAGAGTATTTCTTAACAGAACATGAGGCTGAGGAGAAGACTTATTGGATCGCGAGAATGGGCAAGCAAGCTGCTATGGATATTATTTCCTATGGTAGAATTGGTGCTGGTAATATGACTTCTATTTTAGATATGCCTGAAGAAGATCAGGTTGCATGTCTAGAAGTAGCAGTTCAATTCTCTGGAATGATAGGTGGTGGTGTTGATAAAATACAAAAAACTTTTGCTCCTGCTATTCAAGAGCAGTTAAAAGGTGAAGGTATTGTAATGCCAAAATTTTTAAGCCATAAATATTCAGGACAGCTACACTTGAAAGAGGGAACAGAAAATGCCGAATAGTCCTGGAGCAACATGGTCAGCAAATGCTGAGAGATGGGAAGAGCTGTTACCTGTCATACACATGTTAGTATATGATCGGTACACGCTCGAAAATAAAGATAAGGATCTTAACAGACCTGTATTGAGACAACTTGCAATTGATAACAAAGCAATGTTGGCAGACAATGCTAATGAACATATATTTGTGGAAAAAGTGATTAAAGATTATGGCGAAACATTTCTCAATCCCGCTGAATACAAAACTTCCTGAAGAATTTGTAACCCAATCATTTATTCCATTCCTGAAAGAATATAAGGATTATATTTACGACGTATATTTTACATGTCGTATGCCTCCTTTTCAGCAGGATGCGATGGGTGATGTAATAGATGGTGATGAAAGAGAAACTACATTCAATGCATTGTACGTTTCTGAACAAACTGGTATCCCTCTGTCAGCAACATTTAATAATATCCAGGTAACTCCCAATCAGAGAAATCTGGATATTTTTATTCAAAACTTTGCTCCTTTGTATGAAGCAGGTGTTAAAATTATCACCATTCCTCATACAACATGGGCATTAACTGGACAGATACAGAAAGCATTTCCAGATATTTTTATTAAAAATACTATCCTCAGAGAAGTAACCAGAGCAAACGAGATAGTTAATCTAGCAAAGGCAGGATTCCATTATGTGAATCTTGATAGAGATTTAATGCGTGATCGTGATCAGTTAGATCGCATCATGAAGGCAAAAGCATATTGTGCTGAAATAGGTAAACCAGTTAAGATATCACTTCTTGCTAATGAGTGGTGTTGGGGTGGTTGCCCTATCATGCCAGAACATTATCATTACAATATGGTGAGGGAAGAAAAAGATCCACAATATTTTAATGATTCAATTAGTAGGGTTTCTTGTTCTGGTTGGGATGAAAGAGATCCAGCAAATGCTTTAAAGCAAGCAACGATTCCACCTTGGAAAGAAGATTGGCAAGAGTTTCTTGATCTTGGTATAGATGTATTCAAGATGCATGGCAGAGAAAATGCTATGCGTTTAATGGAATCTATGGATATCATCAAGAGATGGTCTAGTGATGAGGAATTATTATATCCTCAATTCGATCAGTATATTGAAGATACTACACTAGAAGAGAAACCAATTGATATATGGAGAAACAAGATTAAGACTTGTAAGTTTGATTGTTGGGAATGTAATTACTGTGATTCTGTTGTTCACTCTAGAATGAAAAAGGGTGAAAGGACAATGGATCCTGATATTAAATTGGTGTTGGATTCTATTGAAAAGGCAGGAAGAAGAGAAAGTAATTTTGTAGAAGAAGGATATGATATACCAGGACTGTCATCTAATATCGTTAGACATTTCTTGAATAACTTATGTTCTAAAGAAGATGCAGTGTACTTGGAATTAGGTGTACATGCTGGTAGTACCTTTGTTGCTGCTACTATGAATAATGATCTTACATCATTCTGTGTTGATGATTATTCAGAATCTAATATTGCACCTTTCCGTGAGAAGGATGCATGGGATGCAGGTAATAAAGTTATTGGACATGAAGGATATAAAGTAGACAATCCAAAGAATAGTTTACTTAGATCATTAAAACCAAATCAAATATTTTTACCACTAACTATTCAGAAATTATCTGAGAGTCATTTTAATGGTAAGAAATGTAATGTTATATTTTATGATGCTAGTCATGATCCACAACAACAATATGATAATCTAACATACCTCTATACAATTATGGACGATCAGTTTATAATAGTAATAGATGATGCTAATTTTATGGGTGTTGTAGAGTCAGCAAATATTTGGGTTAAGGAAAATGAATTAAAAGTTCTATTTGATAGAAAGATACTTTCTCCTGTTCCAGAAGATCCTAACGGTTGGTGGAACGGTGTTCATATTATGGTTTGTAAAAAATGAATTGTTTCAGACATAGTTATCTAATTGTTCATTTAGATGACGACTTTTTTCCGCAGCTTGAAAAAGTAATTGAAAAGTATGATGATTATACAAGATGTAAGACTGAGCAATGGGATGGAAAAGAATATAATAGTGAAGATCATCCAGACAGAGAATCCAAAGCTTGTTGGATAGATGATAATGCTGTGTATCCATTGGTAGATGGATTGGTTAGATTTGCTAATACAAAAGCAGAGTGGAATTTTGATATTGATTTTATAGAACCACTTCAAAATACATTGTATGAGAAAGGAGATTTCTATGATTGGCATATTGATGAATCAAATTGGTCTCCTGGTAAAAGACAGAATGGTAGAGTAAGGAAGATTAGTTTTACTATATTATTGAATGATGAATTTGAAGGAGGAGAGTTTGAGATTTTTACAAATGAGAAACATGTGGTAGAATTGAAAAAGAAAGACATCATACTATTTCATGCTGATACACCACACAGAGTGAAAGAAGTCACTTCTGGTATTAGGAAATCATTAGTAGGGTGGACGCAAGGACCAGCATACAAATGAATTTTATTAAAGAATATCGACTAAAGGATCTTAGTATCTGTGATAGTCTCATAGATCTATTTTGGAAAGCTGATAAGAATGATCTCACTTATGCTGGTAGAGTGGGTGGAGGAAGTATCATACCTGATATCAAAAAGAGTAAAGACTTTATGATAGGTGAGGGAGGTAGTCTTGGTAAACCAGAACATTTTAAATATGATAAGTATTCAAATGAATTAGATGGGTTTATTGCTTCTTATCTTGATGATTTAAAAATCGAGAACCTAGAGTTTGTAATGAAACATCTACCACAGATTCAATACTATAAACCTGGAGATGGTTTTTATACATGGCATGTAGATGCTTCTGGTTTGGATGGATGTGATAGAGCATTTGTGTTTATCACATATCTAAATGATGTTCCTAATGGTGGTACTGAGTTTTATTATCAAGACTATACTACTAGAGCTTTAAAGGGTAATACAGTTATATTTCCTGCTGGATTAACTCATAAGCACAGAGGACAAATCTCTGAGGAACATGAGAAATATATTATTACAGGATGGTTATGGTGGGCTGCATGAATCAACCAATAATAATATACGATGTTCTTCCAAGAAATGAAATAGATATTTTATATCAATATTTTGATCGTAAGTCACCTGCTATCAATAGTCTTGCAACATGGACATATAATAATGCATCTTATGGAAAAGGTGATCCTATATCATGGCAACATCCATTAAGAACAGATTTAATATTTGAGAAATGTGCTGTCACAGTTAAACTTAAGATGATGAAATATCTTAGGAGACCATTGAAATTGTGTAAGATACATGTTAATGGTCAGACTGCTGGACAGAACACAGTTTTTCATAAAGACTTTCAGGAAGATGATGTATGGACATTCGTTTATTTCAATCAACATTATTGGAATATAGAATGGGGCGGAGAGTTTGTTGCTCAAAGTCCTGATGGTGTCTACCATTATGTACCATATATGCCAAACTCAGGTGCATTTATTCCTTCTAATTGGGAACACAAAGGTCATCCACCAAATGATTTAATTGGTAATGATATAAGAACAACCATTGCATTTTCTTTTTGTGATCCTAAAATACATGCTCAAATCATAAGTCAGACAACTAGAAAATGGTACTAGGTATTAAAGAATATCCATGTCAATTGAATGATGATGAGTTAGATACTCTGATAAATTTTATTGATAATATAAAATATCAAGATAATCCTATTGTCTCAAAGACTGAGGATTGCTTTTTAGATTATCAAATTCCAGTTCTAGAAAAATTAAAATATTCATACTATGATGCATGTTCTAGATATTGGGATATGGATGTATCTGATTACAGAATGAATTCGTGGGTGTATGTTGATTGGAAAGGAAATTCAAAAGAACCTTATATGCACGCTCATAATAGTGAGAATCCATATACTCTATCTGGTATAATGTTTTTACGATTTACTAAACAATCTGGAACTACAATGTTCCCAATGCCAAATGGAAGATATTTTCTACCAAAGAAGATGTTAACTTGGTTTATATTTCCTTCTAATCTTCCACATATACCAGGTAGAGGAATGGATGATGAAAAACGTTACACACTAAGTGCGGATTTATACTATGGATAATATACATACTCAATCAAATTTAACATTTATAGCAGAGAAATTGCCAGAGAATATCTATAATGATCTTCGTTCTTATTGTGAAAGAAGAAGACATGATA